GTGTCAGTTGAGGTAGCACCAAGAAGATTGACTATTCGGTCTAATTCGGATTCTGGGTGGTTTGAGGAAACATTGAATATGCGTTATAAAGGACCTGAATTCAGTTTTCAGATAGCTCCGATAGCTTTATCTGATATATTGGAAGACACAACTAAGGCCGTGATAAGTGATAGTCTTTTATCGTTTAAAACTGATAATTGGATTTACGTTTCCGCTTACACGAAAAAGGAGGAATAGTACAATGGCATTTGATGGTTTATTTTCAAAGAAAAGTACAGAATTACAAGGCAGCCCTGATGGTAAATTTTATGGTTGTTTTTCTTGCGGTTTATCAAAAGCTGCAAAACACCCACGAATGCAACCTTGGGGGTTATTCAAGAAAAAGATATTAATTATCAAGCCCACTCCAACATTTAAGGAGGATAGAGCAGGCCGTCCATGGGTGGGCAATGTTAGTACATTTTTCAAGAATATGTTAAAGGATGAAGGGATTGATTTGTACGAAGATTGCCTGACCACTTTTGCTGTTCAATGCCCTGCCTTTAATGAAGATTTACAAGAAAGAAGCCCAACAGGAATTGAGATACGTAGTTGCAGTAAAATTGTACATGGTATTATCTCGAAATATAAACCTAAACTTATCATTTTGTTAGGCAAGGCTCCTTTATTATCCATATTTCAACATCGTTGGAAAAAGGGGTCATTTGAAATGAATAAGTGGATGGGGTGGCTTATTCCTGACCAAGATTTAAAAACATGGGTTTTACCAATGATGCATCCTTCAACGCTTTTTAAGATGCAAGAGTTTCCAGAGGTGAAGAGAATTTGGTTGAATCATTTTGAAGATGCTTTGCAAAAGTATGAGGCACCTATTCCGGAGTATTCTTTGAATCCAGATAATATTCAGATAATTGATACTGAATCTGAAATTCGGCGATTTCTTCATTTGTTAAGAAAACAAAAATTATTTGTTTGGGATATTGAGACGACAGGCATAAAACCTCATGATAAAAGTAAACATAAAATTTTTGTGATTTCATTTTGTTGGGAGGATAACAAAGCGTATACAATTACTATGCCAAAGGAACCTAGAAATATTCAATTACTTAGGAAGATTCTTGCTGACAAAAATATTGCTAAAATTGCACATAATATGAAATATGAAAACATGTGGGCTAATGTTATTCTGGATACTAAGGTAGAAAACTGGTATTGGGACACTATGCAGGCTGCCCATGTGTTAAATAATCAACCAGGTATAGTCGGATTAAAATTCCAGACTTTAGTTCGTTTAGGAACTGCCGATTATGATAGTGAAGTGTCTTCATTTTTAAAGGCTGAGGATAATACAGATGGAAACTCCGTTAATCGTTTAGCCAAATTAATGGAAACCCCTCAAGGGCGGGAAAAGGTTATGTTATATTGTGGATATGATAGTTTATGTACTTATCGTTTATTTAAGTTACAAAAAGAGGAATTATGACACAACGAGATGCATATCAATTAATACATGATGGTATACTTGCTTTTGGTAGAGCTGAATTGGCAGGGATGCGGGTGGATTTGGAGTATATGAGGCGTGAAAAGAAACGTCTTACTTATCGTATTGAAAAATTGAAAAAAGTCATTCTTGCCACTAAATTAGGCAAGGATTGGAAAAAGAAATATGGGCAAAGTTTTAATATAAATTCCGGGCTTCAATTGCGTAATCTTTTATACAAGGATTATAAGTTGAAAACAAAGCATTTAACTAAAACCGGGATGGGCAAAACAGATGATGAATCATTATCTGAGTTAAATATTGAAGGAATTCCTGAGTTGCTGAAAATGAGAAAGTTGTTGAAAATAAGGGATACCTATCTTGAGGCCTTTTTGCGTGAGCAAGTTGACGGATATATTCATCCATTTTTTAACTTACATAATGTGGTTACATTCCGGTCAAGCGCCAGCAATCCAAATTTTCAGAATATTCCAAAACGGGATAAACAGGCAATGCAGATTGTTAGGAATGCTATTTTTGCCCGTCCTGGTCATCAGTTAATGGAGGTTGACTTTTCAAAATTGGAAGTTTCAATCGCTGCCTGCTATCATAAAGACCCGGTCATGTTGAAATATTTGACTAGTGAACATAATGACATGCATGGCGACGTGGCAGCTCAGATATTTAAGATTAAGAATTTTGATAAACATATTCCTGAATACGCATATTTACGTTCTGCAACTAAGAATGGTTTTGTCTTTCCACAATTTTACGGTGATTATTATGTTGGAAATGCTGAAGGATTGACTAAATGGGTAAAGTTGCCTCATAGTCGATTTAAGCCCGGTCAAGGCGTTGCCATGCCTGGAGGTATTAATATATCGGACCACCTAATAAAACACGGCATTCCTTCTTATAACGCCTTTGTGGAGCATCTAAAGGATATTGAATTTGATTTTTGGCATAATCGGTTCAATGTGTATCGAAGATGGAAAGAAAAATGGGTTGCAGCTTATCAGAAAAAGGGGTATTTCTACAGCCTGACTGGGTTTAAGTATAGTGGGATATACAGAAAGAACCAAGTCATTAATTATCCGGTGCAAGGTGCGGCGTCTCATTGTTTGTTATGGAGTTTTATCCAGGTGGATAAATGGCTCCAGGAAAATAATATGGATACACGTTTAATTGGGCAGATTCATGATGCCATGGTATTAGATGTAAATCCAAAGGAATTGGAAATTGTTTATGAAAAGGTGAGAGAGGTGACAACGGTTCTTTTGCCGAAGGCTTGGAAATGGATAATAGTGCCGTTAGATGTTGAAACAGAAATCACACCTGTTGACGGGCCTTGGTCAAAAAAATATGTTTATGAAGGAAAGTAATTTGTATTGTATAATAATCAAGAAAGGGAAATAAAAATGTCGTTATATCTAGAGTACAGACCAAAGGAATTTGATGAGATTCATGGAAACAAACAAGTAATTGCTTCTATCAAGAATATGTTGGAGCAGAATACTTTTCCACATGCTGTTTTATTCCAAGGCCCCACTGGTTGTGGAAAAACAACATTAGCCCGAATTGTCGCTAACAATTTAGGGGCTGTTGGAAATGATTTTGTTGAAGTGGATAGTGCTGATTTTCGTGGTATTGACACAGTTCGAGAACTGCGTAAAAGGGCACAATATAGACCAGTAGAAGGTAAAGTCAGGGTGTTTTTATTGGATGAATGTCATAAAATGAGTAATGATGCTCAAAATGCCTTGTTGAAGATATTGGAGGATACTCCAAAACATGTTTATTTTATTCTGGCTACCACGGAGCCTTATAAATTACTTGACACGATAAAAGGAAGAACAACTATCTTTGAAGTGTCTTTGCTTAATGATACTGAAATGTTCAAGTTATTGAGAAAAGTGGTCAAGGCGGAAAATGAGCGTTTGCAGAAAGTAGTATATGAACAGATAATTCAAGATAGTTTAGGGCATCCACGTAATGCTTTACAGATACTTGAAAAAGTGTTAAATGTTCCGGATGAAGAGCGGTTAGAAATTGCCAAACAAACTGCGGAACAGCAATCACAGTCAATTGAGTTGTGTAGGGCTTTGATTGACGGTTCTCCTTGGAAGAAGATATCTAGGATTTTGAAAGGTTTGAAAAAGGAAGACCCTGAAAATATTCGGAGGCATGTTTTAGGCTATGCCCAGGCAGTATTATTGAATTCAAAAAATGACCGGGCAGCTGTTGTAATTGATGAGTTTAGTGATTATTTTTATTCAGGCGGTTTTGCCAGATTAGTTTTAGCCGCTTATACAATAGTGAAACAATGATAATTGATAAGAAAGTGGGTGGAATACATACTTGGAAAAAGGTACATGATGTCATTGATATACATGGTCAAAAAGTACGAATTTTTCAATGTAAAAAGTGTAATGCAAGAGGACGGCAAAACAGTTATAATTTGGTGGAAAGGCAAAACTCAGTATTAACGAGAAAAGAAAGGTGTGAAAAATGAATTTAGATTATGAAAATGACATCTGGATTGACCAGGATTCCTTAGATTTGGAATGGTTAAATCAGCCACGTTTGGTTTATGTTTATGCCAAAAATTTAGCGTATTGGAAAAAACAAGTTGAGCTGCAAAAACAGGAACTGGATTTGATAAGAGCTCAATTGGATAAAAAGATTCGTGAAAATCCTGCAGATTTTGGGATTAATGTAAGATTGACAGAATCGGTAGTTGGAAATGCCATAATTGAGCAGTCTGAATACATTGATGCAAATTCAAGATTGGTGGATACCCGGTATGAATTAAACATTGCCCAAGCTGCTGTTAATGCCATGGAACATCGTAAATCGGCGTTGGAGAATTTAGTCCGTTTATTTGGGCAACAATATTTTGCAGGTCCTCAGGTTCCAAATGATATTAACAGGAGCTGGGAAAAGGCACAAAAAGAGAAACAAAGTAAAGAGGCGGTTGCGGCTCGGATAAAAAGAACAAAAAACAAATAAATTTATTAACTTAAAAAAGAAACAAAATGGCAAAGAAAAAAATTAGTTTTAGGGACAAAGTAGCTTCTGCTGCAAAAAAGGCAAAACAAGCAACTAACAGTTTTGGGTATCTAACACTTCCGAAAGGTGTTCAAGTATTTTCACCTAAACCTGGTGGTCGGGCTTGGTTGGATTTTTTGCAGTATAAAGTATCGTCAAAAAATCATCCAGACCGGGATGACTCATTGGAAATTGCCATTCCTGGTACGTATTGGTATCGTAGACCTTTCAAAGTACACCGAAATGTTGGTCCGAATAATACGTCGGTTGTTTGTTTATCCAGTTTTGGTAAGAAATGTCCTATTTGTGAATATCGGGCTAAATTGATTAAAGAAGGGGCAGAGAAAGAGGCTACAGATGATTTGAGACCGTCATCAAGGGTATTGTATGCTGTTATCCCTTTGAAGGATAAAGATTTTGAGGAAGAGGTTCATGTTTGGGATATGTCCCATTACCTTTTCCAGTCGCTTTTGGATGATGAATTGAATGAAGACCCTGATATGGGTATTTTTCCAGATTTGGAAGAAGGTTTTACGTTGAAAATTCGTTTTGACAGTAATACGTTTGGGGGCTCCAAACCCTTTGCAAAGGCAACTCGAATTGATTTCATTGAAAGGGAAGAAGCCTATGATGAAAGTATCCTGGATAAAGTACCAGATTTGGATGCCATGTTGCAAGAAATGTCTTATGAGGCAATGGAGAAATTGTTCTTTGAGTTGGATGACGGGGATGTTGTTGAGAATGGTGAAGAAGAACCAGAAGAGGAGGAACCTAAGAAACCAGAACGTAAAGTTTTGCGTCGTAAAAAGAAAACAGTAAAAAAGGCTCCTGAACCGGAAGAACCGGAAGAACTGGAAGAGGAAGAATCGGAAGAACCGGAAGAACCTAAGAAACCAAAAGGCAAAGTCTTGCGGCGCAAAAAAGCCAAGAAAGAGGAGGAAGAGGAGGAAGGGGAAACCTGTCCTTATGGCCATAAATTCGGAGTGGATACAGACGAGTTTGAGGATTGTGATACCTGTGATTTATGGGATAATTGTTTAGATGTTAAAGAAGGGTAAACATGGAAAATGAAGTTAAAATAAAGGACAAGAAAACAATCGGGGTACAAGTATCTTTGAAATTGTGGGGTAAAGTTGCATTATTTGCAAAGGCCCTAGATATATCCCGTTCTTCAGTTGTTCGGAATGCTCTTAACGAGTATTTCGAACAATTAAACCGGATTGCCGATTCACGAACAAGACTGCGGCAAAGATATCAAGTAGCCTGGGAGCGTTTGAAAATGCAGTCATATATGGGGAAGAGTAATAAAGAGTTATCTGAACTATTCAGTGCATTTATTCTTGAGACCCGTTCTGAATTGGCTGGGTGTGGTTTGGTCGAAAAAGATATCAATGAAATTGTTAAACGTTTGCGGATATGAGGCGTACCAAAACAACATTGGCAGTAAAGATTCAAAGAAATGTAATGAAAGGATTGAAGGAGTCAGAAAAGGACGTGTTTGAAGGAAATATTGACCAAATGGTATCAACTGGGTCTACACTTCTAGATTTAGCAATATCAGGAGGTGTAGTACGGGAAGGGGGTTTACCTGGTGGTATATTAGTAGAAATCTTTGGGCCTTCCGGAGTTGGAAAAACTGTTTTATTATGTGAAATAGCCGGAGATGTCCAACGTAGAGGTGGTTCTGTTTATTTTCATGACCCTGAAGCCCGTTTGAATAAACAGTTTGCAACAATGTTTGACCTGGATACTAGTTCAATGCAGTATGAGACTCCAGATACTATTCCGGAAGTCTTTAATTCTATACGTAAATGGGAACCGGGTTCTGATAGTTCTTTAAACGTGATTGTTGCTGATTCATTGGCTGCTTTATCTACTAATTTGGAAATGTCCAATGATTCGGGGGATAAGATGGGAATGCGTCGGGCAAAGGAGTTTTCAGAAGAGTTGCGAAAAACAGCTCGAATTTTAACCAAGAAAAATTATTTGTTAGTAGCCTCCAACCAGGTTCGTGTAAATGCGGATGCCGGACAATGGGGACAGAAGTACATATCACCTGGTGGGGAGGCTCTTGGTTTTTATTCCTCTGTTCGTCTGCGTATAAGTTTGAAGGAGAAAATCAAAAAGGTGGTTAAAATTGCCGGTAAGGATGTAAAGAAAATAATTGGTGTGACATCACAGGTAATTGTCCATAAAAACTCGGTGGATGCTCCATATCGTGAAGCGGATGTAAGCATTATTTTTGATTATGGAATTGATGATATTCGGGAAAATCTGAAATTCATTAAAAAGTATAAAGGTGGTGCCTGGTATACTTTGAATGGTGAAAATCTTTCCAATAGTCTGGATAAAGCTATTCGGATAGTTGAGCATAAAGGGTTAGAAAAGGAGTTGAAGGAAGAAGTTATTGAATTGTGGCAAGAAATTGAAAAGAAATTTGAAAGTGGAAGGAAAAAAAGAAGACGGGAATAAAGAGAAACTTTTCTCAGAATTGGTGATGTCCTCATCAACTGAGTTTTTGGTGCGTTTAATTAATACTGCGTCAATTGTTTATAAGGCTGAGAAAAGTAAGGAAAATCTTGAAGCATTTTATTTCTATGCAGCCATATTACTTCGCAAATTGGTGTTGATTAAAAGGTATGGAGAACATCCTACAAAACAACAAATGCAAAAGTTTGAGGCTGAGTTAGAGGGTGTGTCAAATTTGTTTAATTTATTTAACTTTGATAAAAACTAATGTATGTACAAGATACTTGCAATTGACCCGGCTACTTTGTCGGGATGGGCTTTGAGTAAGGATATCTATGGGACGTGGAATTTACGTACCCGTTCGGATGAAACTTGGGGGATGAAATTAATCCGTTT